AGGAGCTACAGGAGCTACAGGCCCGCAAGGACCAGCAGTATCAGATGGTGATAAGGGTGATATAACAGTAAGTAATAGTGGTGGTACATATACAATAGATGCTGGAGTTGTATCAACTGCCAAAATAGCTGATGATGCTGTAACGGCTGATAAATTAGCCAATACTGCTGTAACGGCTGGATCTTATACAAATACAGATATAACAGTTGACGCACAGGGAAGAATAACTGCTGCCTCTAATGGATCAGGTGGTGGAAGTGGTGAAGCGAACCAAAATGCTTTCTCTACTATTTCTGTTTCTGGTCAATCTGATGTAGTTGCCGATAGTGCTACTGATACTTTTACATTTATTGCTGGTACAAATGTCACCATAACAACTAATGCCAGTAGCGATACTATTACTATTACTGCTGCTGATACCAATACACAATTAAGTACTGAAGAGGTTCAAGATATTATTGGAGCGATGGTCAGTAGTAATACTGAAACTAATATTGCTGTTACTTATGATGACACGAATGGAAAACTAAACTTTGCTTCTACCGATACTAATACTACCTATAGCGTAGGTGATGGAGGTCTTACACAGAATAACTTTACTAATACACTAAAGACAAAATTAGACGGCATTGAAGCGTCAGCCACCGCAGATATGACAGGTGCAGAGATCAAAAGTGCTTATGAAGGTGAATCTGATACTAATGCCTTTACCGATGCTGAAAAAACTAAATTATCAGGTATTGAGGCATCAGCTACCGCAGACCAAACTGCTGCTGAAATTAGAACATTAGTTGAAAGTGCTAGTGATAGCAATGTATTTACTGACGCAGATCATACAAAATTAAATGGTATTTCTGCTAGTGCGAATGTAGGTATTACTGATGTTGTAGGTGATACTTCACCGCAGCTTGGAGGGTCGCTTGATGTAAATGGTCAGGATATTGTTTCTACTTCTAATGGTGATATTGATTTAGATCCTAATGGTTCTGGTAAAATTGTTTCTAAAGGTAATGCAACTAGAGGTTCTGGACAGGTAAAGCTTAATTGTGAGAACAACTCACATGGAGTAATAATAAAAGGACCACCTCATAGTGCTGCTGCAAGTTATACTTTCACACTTCCAAACGATATACAAAACGGTAAATATCTAACAACAGATGCAAGTGGAAATACATCCTGGGGAACGCCTACAGATACAAACACAACTTACAGTGTTGGTGATGGAGGATTAACAACAAATGATTTTACTAATGCAGACCACACAAAACTTGATGGCATTGAAGCTAGTGCAGATGTTACTGATGCAACTAATGTAAATGCTGCTGGTGCAGTAATGAATAGTGATCTGGCTACAAAAGGTCAGATATTGATTGGCGATGGTTCTGGCGACCCTTCAGCCTTATCTGTTGGTACAAATAATTATGTTTTAACTGCTGATAGTAGCGAAGCTACAGGTGTAAAATGGGCTGCTGCTTCTGGTGTTGCTGCTTCTGGTGGAACCTTTACTGGGTCAGTTACTTTTCAAGATGCAATAAATGAAAATGTTTTTACAATTTCAGATGGAGCTAGTGTTGATTTAGATCCTGATAATGGAATGATCCAACAATGGACATTAGGAGCTAATAGAACAGCAACAGAAAGTTTAACTGCTGGACAATCAATGATGCTGATGGTTGCTGATGGTACGTCTTATACTTTAACTTTTCCAACAATGACATGGGTTGGAGGATCAGCACCTACTTTAGCTACAAGTGGTTATACAGTTATAGAACTATGGAAAGCCGGTAGTACTTTATATGGAGCAAAGGTTGGAGATGTTGCATAATGAGATCACATAATTTAAGAGCATCCTTAGCCAGTGCTTCTGGAGGTGGAGGTGGAGGGGGTTCAAGTGGTTCTTTTTCTAGAGGATTCTATGGTGGTACTGGGACGGCTTTAGTAAATATAACTGGTAATTACTTTACGGCTGGAAGTAGTTATAGCAGTACTACAAAAGAAGAAATAGCAGCTTGGGGATTAGAATATAATAATAAAAACACCTTACATAGTTTGTATTATGATGCTCATTTTTATCAAACAATCGTCACAGCAAAAGAATTAACAGATGCAAGTATTCCAAGTGGAGCAAAGTTTAACAAACTTTCACAGTATGTTTGGGGTAAAGTAGGAAGTAATTCTACTAAGGTGCCAAAAGGTCAAAGGTGGATTATGCACCATACAACTGATACGAATGGTGCTAATAATACTGGAGGTTACTCGCCAAAATCAGGTGAAAGTAGAGTTCTTTTATATCAAGATCAAGCTTCTACATACTTTCCACCTTTAGCAACTGCTACCAGTGGCATAGCTAGTGGTGATAATACTATTGCAAGTATGCACCTACAAAATAAAACAACTTTAAATGGTGGAGGTGCTACTGCTTCTGGAACAGGACTTCTTGTTGAAATAAATGCTGGAGGCGGTGATGACAGTAGTGTTAGTCCAGCAAGTTATTTCACTTGGAATGGTACAAACGATGTTGTTATTGAGTTATCTACAAGTCAAGCATCGTATTATGGTGCAGCTTACAAAGGCATGTATAAAACAAGAGGTTGGAAAACTGACGTAACTTTTCAACGAGATGGTCGTGTTGACTGTCACTACGGATCAGCTACATGGAATGGTTCTGGTAGTAATCAAGGTGCCTTTACTACTAGTACATCTAATAATGGAGGTACTAATAAAATGAGACAGAATAATAATACAGAAAGCAATAACTGGTATGATATTACCCACTCAGAGTGGAGTATAGCTGCAAATTCAACTTATAATTCTCAAGATGTGATTTCAGCCCTTAAATTAGACTATACTACATAGTATTATGAGAATTGCCATTATTGACGGTTCAACCGTTAAACAAATAGGAGAACATCAAGTACTTTTTCCCAATACTTTATTTAGTCGTTTAGGGCCAACTGATGATTTTTTGTCTGAAAATAACGCCAAAAAAGTTATAACTCCAACATATGCACAGGCTACTCAAAAATTAAATAGTGTTACTGCTTTTATTGATGGAGACTATGTAAAAGAATATGAGGCTGTTAGTTTAACAACAGATGAAAAAACAGAAGTAGATAATGTTCAATGGGAAAAAATTAGAGAAGAAAGAACACAAAAATTAAAAGATTCTGATTGGACACAAGTCAGTGATTCTCCTTTAGATTCTTCTAAAAAGACAGAATGGCAAACTTATAGACAATCTCTTAGAGATATAACAACACAAAGTGATCCCTATAATATTACTTGGGCAACTNAACCTACATAATTTAAAAAACAAAATATTGCCAGAAGGTGATATTAATATTTTATGTTAGATTTATCAGTAAATATTAATTAATTTATTATGGCGACTACTACTTGGTCATTAGATGATGTTAATTATGATGTATCTGATGGCTTTTGCCATACGGCACATTGGAGAGTAAAAACAGTTGACGGAGATTATCAATCATCTTCTTACGGTTCGGTTGCTCTTAATAGACCAAGTTCTTTGACAGCAAGAACAGATTTAAAGGCAGCAGACATTATTGCTGATGTAAAAGCAGTCCTTGGAACGGATCAGGTAACAGCTATTGAAACTGCTTTGACTAATGACATAGCAGAGCAAAAAACACCAACACAAAGTTCTTTCGTACCAGCTAGTTAGGTTTTTTTATTAGCTTTTTTGTCATAATTCCTGACATGACATATAAAGGAGTAATTCCTATAATAGTTAGTAACACAAACAGTTTTAACATTTTTAAAATGCTGGCTCGCATCTCCCAAATATTATCTATTGTATCTTTTATCCTTTCTGCTTCTACAATTGGTGCTGGATACTTTGCGTATAGTTACATGACAAGTCCACAGTTTGAAGCAAAAATGATGGAAAAGGTTATGAATAATGTAAATAAAATATTACCTAATCAGATAGATAAAAAATTACCAAAAGTTACTGGTCCAATGTTGCCGCTATGAACTGCTACTGGTGCAATACAGAACTAATAATAGGTGGTGACATTGATATTGAAGATGGGATGAATGGTTATCCCGAATTTTCAATAATGACTAACTTATCCTGTCCTAAATGTTTTTCAGAAGTAGAAATATTGAAGAAAAGAGATGCCTTTGATTAATGGTTTTTGGATTTTTTAAAAAGTTAGTTAAATATTACATAGATAAGTTAATAAGTTGGATGCGGATGCAAAAGTTTAATTTAGAACTTGATAATGAAATAAAAAAGTACTTTAAAGAATTAGATGAGGAAGATAAACAACCTAAAATAGTAGAAAATGGTACATTTGGAGAAGATGGTTGGTCTATTTCTATTGGTGATATAGATGACGAAGATACAAAAAGTTGAAATAAAACAAGTTTACGTTCCAAAAATAAGATTATGGGAAGTTCAAACACCGATATTAGATGTTATTTATAAACCAGTTGTAGATATTCCAGCTTGTGTTGATGCTCATAGAAATAACCTTACAGGATTAAT